ATCTAGAGATAAAGCCTCGCGGTGTTGCAGCCGTGATGCAAAAAGAAGTACGCAGCCAGCGTTTAACCGCACTTCTTCAAACCGTAGCCAACCCGATGCTTGCACCGTTTATCAAGATACCAAACTTGATGAAGGAACTGGCTATCTCGCAAGATATCGACCCTGATAGCCTTGTCAACGACCAAAACGAAGCACAGATCTATGCTCAGATGTTACAAGGGATGATGCAAAATGCTCAACAAGCCGCAAGCGCAGATGCTGGCCCCGCTGCTCAACAGCAAGGAATGGCCCCTAATGGAGGAGTACCTCAAGGAGTACAGGGAAATGATGATTCGGGGCGTGGTAATGGCACAATCGGAGTCGGAACTGCGCCAAGTGCAGGGGAAGCTGGGTTTAGTGGAAATGCTCCTCAAGTTGAAGGATAGCTACCAAGAGGTAATAAAGAATGGCAACTAATATCAACCTACCAACTATAAATATTGGCGGCACATCTACCACAGGTGCTGGTGATCCAACCCGACCATTCTATAGCCCCGATGTCATTACGCCGGAACAGTATTTTGCAGGACCCGTAGATTTTTATAGACAAACTCTAGGTACGGGGATTAGTGTAACTGATCCAACAGAAGAAGAAGAACAGCGAGAAGATACCAGCCCAAACATCTTCGAGCCGATTGGTGGTGGTGGAGATGATTATCAATCAGCCTTATCTTATACTTTGAGTTCTACTGGACAGTCTGGGCAGATGCCCAGCTACGATGTAACAAACTACGGAGTAGCCGACGTTAATTCTGACGTAATAAACTCGATTTCTGGCGGCAAAGACCTTTCTAAAAGCTGGGAACAGGGTTTCTTTGATAAACTAGGTGATATGGTTTCTGTTGCTGGAAACGTTTTTGAGCAACAAGCAAATAAACTAAAGGATGCAAGTCTCACAGATATATTGAGCGGAGTATCCACGACGGGACCTTTTGGTACACGTCCTAGATCGACTATGGTTCCCGGCGCAGTAGCAGCTATGCCCGGAGTGAGTTCGTTTGCTGGTTTAGCGGCAGGTTTCGGTGCACTGAATATGGCACAACAGGCACAAAATGCAGCAGCGTTCAAAGCAACAAGTGCAGGCGCACTTATGGACGTGAACGGAATGATGGTTAGCCGTGCTCCGGGATCTTTAAATTATGTCGGAAATTTAGGAAACTACTCCAGCAAACAGATTGCAGGGCTAGAAGCGATCAGTAAAGGTTTTGTGCCCGGAACCTTAAAAGCGGAAGTGTACGACCAAACTAAAAAGGCGTGGAGTTACGCTACAGGCACAAAGTCTATGTTAGATTCGGACACGATGAAATCTATTGGGGGTACTTACGATCCCACAACTGGAAAGTTTGTAAATGCGTTTGGACAAACATCTGCAATGGGAACAGAAAAAGCTGCTAAAGCTACGGTAGGAGCATTTAATAGCAAGTATGGAAGCGAGTTAGGCTGGGGAACAGTATCTCAGATTCGTTCTCAAGTACAAACAGATTTCTTTGGTAATGTCAAACCCGGAACTCCTACGTTTCAAGATCTGCTGACTGAAGCAGCAATTAAAGACTCTATGCAAAGAACAGGTCTCACACGGACGCAACTAGATAAGGTTAAAGCCGGTGACTTTATTGTTAGATCGGGAAGTTATGATCCACAAGGCAGGTTTACTCCGGGAACATCTGTGGGTACGAACACAAAGGGTTACTCTACCTTCTCTGATTTCCGGGGAAGCAGCGAAGAAGAGGATGATGCACCGGATACAGGTCCAACTGCTGGAACACCTAGTGCAACAACCCCAAGCACACCTTCGGCACCTGTAGACGATTATGACTCATCTTTTGGCTGGGATAACAATAGCGCAAGCGACAACACCAACGACAGTCCGTCAGACAGCAGCAGCAATTCTGATGTGTCTTCTGACCAACAGGCAGATGAAGACGCAGGAGTAGATTGGGCAGCAGGTGGACGTATCGGATACGCCCCCGGCGGCGAAGCAGGCTTTGCCCAGCGTCCTGAGTTCGTCGGTGGTAACCAGACCCAGCCCGATGGCGTTAGCGTAGCAGACGATCAACCTCGCGACGTACAAGAGGGTACGTTTGTAATCAACGCTGCAGCAGCCGACTTTGCCGGACGTGACGATATCGAAAAGATGATTCGGGATGCCTACAAAAAGGTAGGCGACACTGGTCAGTCGGGTGTTACCCAAGAAGTTGCTATCAACGTGTCGAAGGGTGAAGTTATGATCCCACCGCACATTGCAAAGGTAATCGGGTATGATCGCCTGAACAAGATTAACAATCGTGGAAAGAAAGAGATTGCCCGTCGGCAAGAGGTCGCAGGGGGTGGCTTCATCGATAGAAAAAAGTTCGCAGCGGGTGACGTAGTTCTCCCAAAGTCAAAACCAAAGCGAGTAAATCAAGCAGCTTTGGGTGACGTAGAATTACGAGCCGACATGGAAGAGTTTATACAGACTGATCCTTTAGCTAGGCTGGGATGGAACCTATATGAAAAGGGTGACTTGGACATCAAAGCTATCGTACTTCCATCTAAAAAAGAAGTACAAGTCAATGTCGCAGGAGTTTACACACCTCGCAGCGAACGTAGAGATCCGGGACGTGTATCTAGACAGTTCGAAGGTTTTGCAGAAAAGCAAGGTATAACCAAACAAAACAGGAAGGTAGCTGGAGTTCATTACATTACAGGTGAAAACGTAAACTACGGAAGATCCGATGCAACATTAACCCTGTTGCACGAATTACGCCACCATGCAATGCGCCATCTAAATAAAAAATACAAAATTCCACTTCCCGAATTGTCCCGCGAAGAGGCAATATTTGATGCCCAAGATCACGCAAACAGGATTCAAGCCAGAAAAGTAAAACCTTCAATACCAAGAGAAGCTAAAGAAAAGAATTTAGAAATTACGCAGAGACACATGTACATGTCGCCTAGCGCAAACAAAGAAATGGCTATGTATCAATCCGTAGCAGAAGAAGTTCTAAAAGACCGCAAAGTTCCGCCTAGAACCAAGTCAAAAGAAGTAGAAGGCTTCTTTACTAGAGCGATGAGACTCTTAGGTCTATAGAAGATTCGCTGGCTACCCGCAATCATGCGGCCCCAGCACAACCGAAGCGGCTACCTACAAGCCAAAGTAGCCCCGCTAACATGAGGTAATAAAATGGCAAAAGCAAGAGGCCACCGTGCCAACAAAGCTAACGATTCATTCGGAACCGTTAACAACGACAGTCTTTACAAAGGAAAATATCGTGAAGATGTTTACGTAGACGATGACGATGAAAACGTAGAAGCCCAGAGTGAAGCTGACCCCGCAGAGATCGAAGCGGCTACTCAGCAAGGCGAAGCCGGAGACAGTTTTGCACAAGCAAAGCAAAAAGAAGAGCCGGAAGAATCTCACGATTACAAGAAACGTTACGACGACCTGAAACGTCACTACGACGCAAAGGTCAACGAATTCAAACAGGAAATTGGCGAACTTAAATCTGCAGTACGTTCCAATGACGTTGAAATGCCTAGAGGTATTCCAATGCCAAAAACAATGGAAGAGTTGCAAACCTTTAAGGATCAGTATCCTGACATCTTCGAAGTCGTACAAACTGTTTCTGCGATGCAAGCACAATCTCAACTTTCACAACTGCAAGAAGAGATTGGCGTTATCAAAGAACGGGAAAAGAACTTGGAGAAGCAAAAAGCATACGCCGAACTTCTTCACTTGCACCCAGACTTTGATGAATTAAAAGGTAGCGCAGAGTTCTTGGAATGGTTAGACGAACAGCCAGAATCTCTAAGTGATGGCATCTACAAGAACAATACCAATGCTCGTTTAGCGGCACGTGTTATTGATCTCTACAAGGCTGATAAAAACATCAGCACAAAACCAAAGCAGACTCGATCTAAGCGAGACGATGCAGCAGCGTCTGTAACTCGTCAAGCACCCAAAGAAATCGTTACAAAAGATAGCGGTGGGAAGATCTGGAAAGCTTCACAAATCGCCAAGATGAAAGCGCACGAGTTCGAAAAGCTGGAAAGCGAATTGGACGCAGCACGGTCTGAAGGGCGAATCGACTTCAACTCTTAGAATAAACCTCAAAATGGAAGGAAAAGCAGATGGCTTTTAATCGCGCTGCAGGTTACAATAACTTGCCTTCCGGTAACTTTACACCGGAAATCTTTAGCCAAAAAGTCCTCAAATTTTTCCGTCGCGCTTCGGTTGCTGAAGACATCACGAATACCGATTACGCGGGGGAAATTGAGAACTTTGGAGATACAGTACGTATCATTAAAGAACCTACAATCACAGTAAGTGCCTACTCACGTGGCTCTGTGGTTAACCCACAAGACTTGGCTGACGACCAGACAACAATGGTTGTTGACCAAGCAAACGCATTTGCGTTCAAAATCGATGACATCGAAGAGCGTCAGTCTCATGTTAACTTTGAGGCACTGGCTACTTCTTCAGGTGCATACTCTTTGAAGCGCAAGTACGACTTCAACATCCTGCAAGCAATTGCTGACGGTGCTGGCATTGCCGGTGCTGATGACGCATCACTTGCTGGTGGCTTGACTTCAACCAACACTGCTCTGGGTACTGCCGGTACTCCAATTGCAGTTCACACTGCTCCAGACAACGCTGTCAACCTGATGCTCGAAATGGCAAAAGAACTTGACGAGCAGTCTGTTCCAGAAGAGAACCGTTGGTTCGTTGCTTCTCCTGCTTTCTACGCCAAGCTGTTCTCAGCCGGTGCAAAGTTTGCAGAAGTTCAGGTAACTGGTGACGGCACTTCACCTCTGCGTAACGGTCTTGTTATGCAGGGCAACATTGCTGGCTTCCGTTGCTACAAGTCTACCGCTCTGGTAACTGGTGGAACTGACGCAGTTAGCATCAGTGGTGTTACTGCTGCTGCAGGTGAATCTGTTTGCTTGGCTGGTCACATGTCAGCCGTTGCAACTGCATCTCACATTGCAAAAACCGAAGTAGTTCGGTCAACTGAAACCTTCTCCGACATCGTTCGTGGTCTTCATGTGTTTGGACGTAAAGTCCTTCGCCCAGAAGCACTCGTTCGCGGTGTTGTAGATACTGTTGCTTAAAGGGAGAACTAGATAATGGCTACTTACTCTATTACTGGTGTCGGAACTACCGGCTTCCCAGCAAGCGGACCAAACGTACGTGTAGTTGCAGAAGTTGTTGATTTTAGCTCAACGACTAACGCTGCTGCTGACGTGTTTGAAGTAATCAGTGTTCCTGCGAACACAGTCGTCTTGGCTGCAGGTATCAATGTTGTAACAGCAGACTCTGCTGGCAACTCTGGTACTCTTGCTCTTGGTGACGCTACGGATGCTGACCGCTTTGTTGCTGCTTCGACTCCTGCAGCGGCTGGTCAGGAAACTCCTATCTTTGCCTCGACTGCACCTAAGATGTACTCTGCTGCAGACACAATTGACCTAACTGTCGCAACTGGCGCAATTAACGCCGTTGTTCGTGTATGGGCAATTTTTGCTGATTGTACTGGCGGTGTAGAAACTGCACAGACAGTTACCTTCTCATAATCTACCGTCGGGGGGCAGGGCAACTTGCCCCCTTGACACCTATTTTAATTTATGTTATAAGCAATAACCTTTGCCGGGGATAAATACACTATGGCAGCTAAAAAGTCAAAAAGTCCTACACCTAAGAACAAAGCTCTATATGCAAAAGTAAAAGCCGAAGCTAAACGTAAGTTTGACGTTTACCCAAGCGCATACGCAAATGCTTGGTTGGTCAAGACATACAAGAAGCGTGGCGGGACGTACGCCTAATGGCTAAACCAAAAGGCGGCTTAACTAAATGGTTCAAGGAAGACTGGCGAGACGTAAAGACCGGCAAGAAGTGCGGTCGTTCTGGTTCAGAGAAAAAGAAACGTCCCTATCCAGCTTGTAGACCTGCCAAAGTCGCTAGTCGTATAACCAAGAAAGAAGCGGCTAAGAAGACAGGACCAAGCAAAGTAAAATGGTCTGTTACAGCTTCAGGTAAGAAAAGGAAAAAAACTAGTGCCACCAAGAAAGCCTAGAAAACCTGACAACATGCCAGCCCGTAACAAAAAGAACTTCCGTCCTACGAAGTCTGGGGCAGGTATGACAGCGGCTGGTGTAAAAGCATATCGTAAAGCAAATCCCGGCAGTAAGCTGAAGACTGCTGTTACCGGAAAGGTAAAGCCGGGAAGTGCTGCAGCTAAACGTCGCAAGTCCTATTGTGCGCGGTCTGCTGGGCAGATGAAGAAGTTTCCTGCAGCAGCAAAAGACCCGAACAGTCGTTTGCGTCAAGCACGAAAGAGATGGAAATGTTAGCAGCCCTAATCGGACCAATCTCAAACCTAGCCGGAACGTGGCTAGAAGGTAAGGTCGAAAAGACTAAAGCCGAAACCGGTGCGAAGGTAGCCAAAGCAAAAGCTGAAGCTGTCATCATGGAAAAGAAAGCTACCGGTGAAATCGACTGGGACTTGAAAATGGCAGATGCCTCTGCGTCTAGCTGGAAAGACGAGTGGTTAACAATTTTGTTTTCGGTGCCCCTGATTTTAGCTTTTTGTGGTGATTGGGGTAGACAAATTGTTACGGAAGGTTTCACAGCCCTAGAAGCTATGCCGTCTTATTATCAATATACTTTGGGCACAATTGTAGCTGCCAGCTTCGGAACACGTAGCGCAGCAAAGTTCTTCGGTAAAAAGTAATGGCTGCACAAAAGATACTTGAATGGCAAATACTTCCCAGATTTATGATGCTCGTAATGACGCTAATGAGTTGGCGTGTAGTCGAATGGTTCATGTCCTTACCAGAACCCAGTGCAGCACAGGCTGGTTTAGTATCTGTTGTAACTGGCGCAATGACCGGAGCCTTCGCGGTGTGGATGAACCACGAAGGTAAGAATCCCGGAACATCTAATCATCGGATCACGGAGACACGGAAATGAACGAACGGGGTAAAGTAGGTTTAGATAAGTTTCGGGCTGGCATAGGTAGTAACACAGTAAAGAAAGATTTACCCTATAAGGATGTTCCGAAGTACAAACGTGAAACAAAATCAAAATATGCAACAGCAGAAGGCTCCTTTCCGGTAGGAAAAGCTACTGTTACGTTAGGCGGAAACTATAGCGAAACCAATGAACGAGAATCCCTTCCCGGTAACAAGGTTGGTATTCCAGACAATCTTAACAAGATGATTCAGAAAACTATATCAGGCGGTCTGGGATATCAGGTATCTCCCGACTTAAAAGTTAGTGGATTTATTGACAGGTCTAAATTCAAAGGCGGACCAAAAGCAAGTAACCGCTACACAGTTCAGCTATCTGGTAAAATGTTAGGTGGTAACTTTGTAGGTTCTATTTCTGGCAGCGAAGGAGAAAAGGTTGGTCAGTTCCAGCTTCGCGTTCCTTTTGCAAACGGGGGTATAGTCAGACCACGCGGTAGAAAAGCAGATTACTGATGATATGGTCTTTATTACTTACAGCATGTATGCAAGCTACCTGTGCAGAACAAAGTATACAGTGGTTTGAAGAAAAACAGCAGTGCATCGAATTTAAAATACTTCACGAAGAATTACCACAAGACGGACATTGGAATATAGTTAAATACGAATGTGTTTTAGTTAACGGAGTGCAAACTTAAATGTCTATGTTTAAGATGGAAAATACTGAAGGTTATCCTAAAGTAAAAACATACACAGAGTCAGAAATCATGTCTGCTGTTAAAGCGTACGTTAGTACGTGGCCCTTAGAGAAGGTTATAGAGCATGTTACTGCCAGTGTATACGAAGAGTTTATGGACAGAAGTAAACCTAGAGTACGTATAGACACTCTCGTTGCAAACTTTGGAAAAAACAAATGAAATACAATACTTCACATTTCCTAGATAAACTTATCGAACACGAAGGTATGGTCTTGACTGTCTATGAAGACAGTTTGGGTATTGAAACCATCGGCATTGGTCGTAACCTCAAAGACAGAGGCATCACCAAAGAAGAACTAGAATACATGGATATCCCTAACATGGCGGTTGTTTACGAACATGGTATAACAGAAGCTGACGCACGGTATCTTGCCCTCAACGATATCCGAATCGTAGAAAACGAATTGTGTCGGGTTCACCCCTGCGTAGAAAACCTAGATTCGGTTCGCCAACTAATTCTGATGGACATGGCGTTTAACATGGGTGTCCCTCGCCTATGTAAGTTCGTGAAGATGTGGAATGCTATTCACGAAGAACGGTTTGACATAGCCGGAATGGAAATGATGGATTCAAGATGGGCAAAGCAGGTAAAATCTAGGTCTGTTAAGCTTTCAGAGGCTATGAGAACAGGCGAGTTTTAAACTATGTTTACATGATAGTTTTTGTTCTTTACGTATATCTAGGTGCAAATGTTATAGACAACACCCAAAAGTTTGTAGACATGGACAGATGCTTGTACTTCGCAGAAAAGTTATCTCGACAGCAGTCTGTTCCAACAGGAGATGGTAGAAGACTAAATATAACCGCAATTTGCCGACCCCAACCAAAGTAAGGAACCAACCATGATTGCCGAAACCCTTGCCGGGATTGCTTTGGTAAAACAAAGTGTAGACTTTATCAAGTCCAATATTTCTACCGTACAAGATATCGGACAGATTGCGGGTCAAATTGACGATTTGTTTCGTGGCGAAAAAGAAATACAAAAGCAACGAAGCAAGAAATCAGGCAGCGGTCTAACCGACCAGTTCGGAGTTCAATCGGTTGCCCAAGAGACAATTGATGCCAAGCTTGCACAAGAAAAGATGCAAGAGGTATCTATGATGATTGACATGCGGTTTGGGCCGGGAACTTGGAAGGGTATCGTTGATGAACGAGCCAGACGAATCCAAGAAGCAAAAGAAGCAGCCCTAAAAGCACGCCGGCAAGCCATACAGGAACATAACGAGTTTATGGAATCAGTTAAGATGTTTCTTGTGGTAGGTGGAGTTATATTTGTTGCAATAGCCTTGTTGGTTGGCGTTATGGTATCAGCAAGCGCATCCTCGATGTAATTACTTGACTTTCTCCTGTTATTTGCTTATAATAGCTTTAGAGGAGATACCATGCGAACTCTTGCTATAGACGCCCTGAGACACAGATACGAGGCACAAAAAAAGAATGCGGAATACACTTTTAAACATTGTACAACCGATCTTGGACGGCTTGACGCTGCTCTGGCAGAATGGGTTGACGCAAATCAAAAGATTGATGCACT